ACTGCGAGTTTTTTTTTGCATTGTGGCCAGATCCTTTTTATTATTTATTGGATTTTGTTGTATCTTGAAATTACTGTTACAAGTATGTTGTGCAAATAAATAATTGCCATGAATAACTATTTTTGTGTTTTACCGTTTTTTTCCTATGAATGTGAGTCGAATAAAACACAAAATGTATATTGTTGCCGGTTACCAGCTGGTACCGACATAGCGGATGTACAAACTGCAATCAAAAATAAACAACGATCACCAGCATGTGCCACATGTTGGAAATTAGAAGACCAAGGACTCGAAAGTGAGCGCATGATACACAACCGCACTTTCGACCACTATGCCGATCGTGATTTAGAGCTGGTTGAGCAAGACGCTGTTGCTCATGGATTTATTCCTAAAATAATCAAAATTACTACTTCTAATTTGTGCAATGGCACTTGTGTCACTTGCAACGCAGGCAATAGCACAGCCTGGGCAAAGTTAGAAAATCAAGATATCAAGTACAAAATTGTTGATACTTCAACAATTAATTTTAAAGATATAATTCAGTTGAGTTTTGTTGGTGGCGAGCCATTATTAGAAAAGAAAAATTTTGATATATTAGAAGAAATTGTCAGGCTGGGCAATACCAACTGTTTTGTTTCAATAGTGACCAATGGAAGTATTCATCTGACTCATACACAATTGGCAGTGTTATCGAAATTCAAAAATCTCAATATATGTTTAAGCATTGACGGAGTAGGTGACCAATTTGAATATATAAGGTGGCCATTGAAATGGAGTAAACTACAACACAACCTTAATCAATTTAAACAGATAGCCCAACATGTGAGTGTAAGTTGCATGATCAGTAATCTCAACATATTTTATTATTCGGAATTAATTGAGTTTTTTGAGACTAATCAAATCGACTATCTATGCAAACAAATTGTAGACCCACCCTATTTTGCCCCTGGTAATTTACCAGAAGAATTTAAACAACAAGTACTTGAAAAAAATAAAAAATATCATCATGAGGTCAGTGCATTTCTTAATTATGGTGGCGGGCAATTAGAAAAATTCTGGCAAGAAATTGACCGGCAGGATCAATTGAAAGATATCAGTATCAGAGATTATCTGCCAGAGCTGGCAACTACAAGAATCTAGCATAAAGTTTTGATAGCTCTGGAAATACGTTTTCAAAAGATTCATTCCGAATGCTGTCGAATTTTTTTATTTTTGATATCATGTCCTTTATCAAAGCAGGTTTTTCTGTCCAATTAGCTGGAATTAGATTTTTTTGAGGTGATTGTTCAATCACGTCTACATATTCCCGAGTCATGTGTTGCAAGGTAAAAATACCATGTGCTATATGCCTGCTATGATTAACAACGTCACCGTGTCTGTTGGTAGTAAAGTTATTTGTGATCCAAAATTTTAGCTCGTCAATATAAATCAAATTAAAAATAGATATTGTTTCTTCTATCACAAACATAACATTACTAGGTGCTGTCTCTTTTATGGTTGAAATATTATCGGTAACTTGGTTCCATTGGGCAGGCCAACGTAAATATTCAAATCTCTTGTCAATACCATCCAAACTTATGTGCAGTTTTACCAAATGAAATTTTTCAATTATGTTAAGATTTCTAGGATGAATAGGTTGAGTTCCATTGGTTTGAAAACACAAAGTAAGTTGCTCTCGGGCCTGTGGCACATTATTGCCTAGCCAATCTGCCACGTCCCAATATTCTTGCCCAAGCAATGTTTCACCACCGCAAAATACCAATTGTTTAAGATTAGAAAGATCCAGTTTAGACAATGCATCAATGACTTGAGATTTTTTTCTAGGTGTAAATATAGGTTCTTTCCATAATTTATTTTCTTTAAGATGGTGTTGCCAGTATGTGCTAGATTGCGGACCACAGCTACGACAGGCTAAATTACAACTTATATCAAACATAATATCAATGCGTGCAGGTCCAGATAAATCAGTCTGACCAAATATTCCTAAGCCGTCATTCATGCCTGTTCTAAAACTCAAATTATTTGAAGATTCCAATGATTGACAATTTGAACAGCCCGAATCCCACACGTTTTGTTTGTTGATTTCTCTTAATTTTTCTAATTTAGAATTTTTCCAAAAATTATGAGTAAGTTCGATTGGAAACAAATCTTTACGTAAACAACAGTGTTGAATTAATGCTTGATTGCCTAAATTAGATGTTTTGAAATCTAAATTCAAGCCGCCGTGAATCATCGAACAATACAAGTTTTTCATGATTGTTTTATTTGTCCCAGTAACTGTTTTAGTTTGGCACTTTGCACATCTGCTGTGACACGGGCAGGTTGTTCCCAGGCCGGAGTTCCTGCAGCTCGTTCCCACTGGGCGGAGGAGGTTTTATCCGTGTCATCCGCGGCGCTGCTCACAGTGGTTCTAGTTTTGATCGAATCCAAGATGTTGTTTTTTTTCACAAACCCTGAACTCGATTGTTGATCCTCGGGCAAGTCGGTGATGCGCATGGTTTCGATGTTGTAATCTAAATCAATCTTTTGACCCACGCCTGTGCTGGATCGCGACTTCATGCACTGAATCTGATAGCGCCCGCGCTCGCGCATGGCTCTTGAAGTAAAGATTCCAAACACGTTATCTGCAGTGTTGATCTTTGATATACCACCCGAAATATGCGAGTGATCGAACTCCACTTCCTCCACTGCTGATCTGTTTAGTTGTGATGCTGTGACAAACAAAACATTGAGTTCTCGTGCTAGATTGCGCAGTTCTTCACTCACATACTTGTCTTTCACAAACAGGTCATTGGGCGACACCTTGGCCGATACTGGCATCAGCAGGTCCAGATAATCTACCATGACAAAGTCCACTCGCAGTCCTGTCTGCACCTGAACTTCTTTGATATAACTACGAATATCATTGATGTTGCTCTGTGCTGGCAAGGCCTTGATGCGGTACTGTCCGGCTTTCTTGCTCACAAGTTTGACCTTGAGTTCGATTTGATCTATGTCCTTGCGAATCTCTTTGGTGCTCATGCCTGCCAACATGGCATCAGTTCTCAGAGCACATAGTTCCTCACTCAGTTCTAAACTGATATACACTCCACTCAGTCCGGCCTGCAACCAACTCAAGGCAATATTCATCATGACTAAACTTTTACCAGATCCAGATCCACCAGCGAAAATATTCAACTCGCCTCTGCTGAATCCACCATACAGCAGCTTGTCCATTTGTAGCCACCCTGTCGACACCTGTCCACCTGAGTTGAAGTATCGGTTGATACGAGCTCGTGGATCTGACCAGTAGTCTGTGCCCATGTCCTTGGTCAAACTGATCTGTACCGCATCCTTGATTAGTTTTTCCACTGGATCGTACTCGCCTTTCTCTAATAGGTCTGCACTTTTAAGAATAGCACGTTCCAGTTCTTGTCTACGAGTGAACCGTTCGAACTCAGTCATAAACCATTCAAAATGGCCTTCGTTCAAGTCAGGAATGTGTTTTAGTTCTATACCGGTTGCAGCTTGAATTTGTTCTATGCCCGGTAGTGTTTTGTATTCGTTGCTGTGTGTGGCAATAAATTCTGCCACTGGCCTAAGGCTGCGGTCAAAGTTTTCAGGATTATAAATGTTCTGCACACGCACATACGACTCTGCGTCTTGCAACATCATTTCTAAGAATAGTTTTTGGACATCAAGTCCGTAATCTTTTAACAAGTTGTCGTTTCCTTAGTTCTATTTTGATTCGGCTAGTTTCTCTGGCCTGCATTATAGTTATCAAACATCCTAACTTGCCCATGCAAATTACTGCGTCGTTTACATCCTTGACTCCGGCAGGCCACTCGGGCATGCTTACACCCCAACCTAGTTCTACAGCTCGATCAACTAACTTCATACCGGCTTCGTCTTGATCTGGCACAACAATCACTTCACGTCCAAGACTACGTATGAGTCTTACCTGGGCATCATTGATTTCTGCATGCAACACTGCTAGTCCGTTGATGCTGAGTGCATCAAATACACCTTCGACCACAATAGCCACTTGCCAGGAATCATGTTGTAGATCTGTGCCAAATACATAACCGGGTTGTATGTCTTGAATGTATCTGGGTGTTTTATCGTCTAAGAATCTTGTGGTATGACCCACCACTTGATTATTGTGTGTAAACGGGATCACAATACCACGACGTGGCATTGTTTTATACAGGAATGGATAGTCTAGCGGAACACATCTCTTTTGTAGATATTCTTTTGCAAGCTCATTCAACTGTTGTGTTTCTGCGGGCAAGTCCCGATCTTCAAATTCAATATTCTGTAACTTATTAATCACTTCTTGACGTTCGACAAGCAAGCCTTCTATGCTCTTGTGTTTTAAACTTTCAAGATTGACACGTTCAATTTCTTCTGTGGGCACATTCATCCACTCTAATAACTTACGAGCCTTGAATGTCAAGTTGCGGCCGAAAACAAACGAAGCAGTATATCCACAGTTGAAACACGAATAACTCCATCCATTATCTGCTATTTTTAGACCGCCGCGCCCTCTTTTATCTTGTGTGTCACCACGATGTATACAACAAACAGCATTTCCAGATAACCAACCCGAAGATGTTTGTTTAATCTTTCGACCTTGTCTCCAGTAAGTTTCGACTGTCTGGTTTATCAATTCTTGTTACTTTCCAATTATTGGTGTTTTTTCTAATCACAATATTATCTTGTTTATTATAGCATTTTCTATAGGCATTAAACAAACTCCAATATGAAATTTTTAGCTCTGTTTGAAACTGTTCGGCAAATCCTTTTAACCCAATGTCTGTTTTCCAGACTCTACCATCTGGTGATTCAATTTTATAAGAACCATTATGAGCATCGCTTTTGCGTTTTTTGGTTTTTTCAGATTCCGGATTATCTACAAATCTTTTTAATTGTCCTTTGCTGTAATTTAATGCTCTTTTCTGTTTCCACTCGTCGGATACTTTGACCCAAAACAGTTTAGCTGATTCAGAATCGTGGCCATCGCCTCCGGCGGTGATAGTGTATCCATTATGTAATGTTTTGTAATGTTGTATCCAGTGCTTTTCTCTTGTATTCAGATTTTGCATGGTCCACTTGTTGTTTTGCTCGATAATTTCAAATTTCATATTGTCCCATCCGTATTTTCTAATTGCAATCAGGATAGGTCTTTTAATGTTAGGAAAATATCTAGCAGATGATTGATACAGTGTCGATTTTTGTTCCAACGGCAAGGTGCACTTACCGACATATTGTTTTCCAGATGGTGAGGTAATGAGATAGATATATCTCATTACCTACTTATGTTAATCCACAATTAAAACAAATTAATTATCTATACAGAATGTCGGTTACATACCCTGTGCTGATTATCACTGCTGCACCGGTCTGATTGGGATTATTTGGATACACACCTGCACCCATGCCCGCATTGGGCAGATACCAGTAGCCAGCTCCGCCATTGGTCACCTCAATTCCGGTAACCACACCTTGGTCAATGGTGGCCCGTGCCGTGGCGCCAGCACCGTCACCAACAAAGTTGACCTGCGGAGGTGCCAAATATCCTGAACCGCCGTTGGTCACAGTGACACTGGTGATCACTCCGTTTTCTGTTGTAGCATAAGCAGTAGCCGGAGTTCCGGGCTGGGTTGGCACAGCAAAGATGCTATTGTTGAAACACAAGCGCAAGATTGGGTGCCATCCTATAATGTTCATGTATATAGTGCGGGTTTCGTTGTAGTGGGTTGTGCTTTCGGTGATGTTGTACCAGATGCTCTGATAGTTTTCTGCAGCCTGTGCTTTGATTGTGCCAGTATAGCCCACCAAGGTCATCTGCACAGTTGTGACGGCATTGACCGGTTCAATAAAACTGCTGTAGAATTCTGTGTTGGCAAAACTTGTCCAGTAGTTGCCACCGTTGGGGTTGCCCATCCAATAGGTGCCAGGACTATAACTGCCCCAAGCTGTACCATCTAAACTGGCCTGAGCACTGAGTTTAGTTGTGGGTATGGTCAGGGGCGTACTGGGCACATGCTGTGGCAATATGCTGTCCACAATGTTTGCTGGAGCTCGAGCACCTGCTTGTGCGTTGGTAAACACAGCTTCGGTTAGGTTGCCACTGGTGCGTTGTATGCTGTAGTTGGCCGGCTGTGCCAGCACTTCCAATAGGTCTGAACCAGCAACGGTGACCTTGGCACGCCCGGCAGGACCATTCAGTATGACCATGGGCTTTTCCAACAAGATTCTATCACCGTCGGTGCTGATCACTCGAAACAGGAACGAGCTTCCTGTGATATTGACAGGTTTTTCTTGTTGATTGATAAACTCAAACAACAGCACGTTGTCAACACCTTTGTTTATGGTTAGAGGTTTTGCATACACAGAATCGTACCTATAGATAAAAGTTTCGTCCGCACCTGTGTCCATAAGCAACACTCGAGTGATTTGCTGATAGATATAGGCCTGGGTGGAATACATACAACATATTTAGTACCTTCTAAGACCAATGTCATCCGGGTTTGGTAAATATCACTAGACATGACCGACGATTTCATTGAAAAACTAGCTGAAAAGTACCCATTTATCACCTTGTGTGTTTATGCCGCAACCGAATATGTAGGTATTGTACAGAATCAAGACAGCGCAATAACCACCATCTATGATTTTGGTGCCATAACAGATGCTGAATTAAAGCGTCTCTTTTTAGAGCTGGCCAATGTTTGGTGGTGGGAAAGCAATCGCAGTGTTCCTATCAACATATTCCTCAAAGGACAATGGGACCCATTTCGCCCTTATCTAAAAACTTTTACCAACAAAGATTTAGAAATTTTACACGGACCTGTCTGCAGTCTTAGCGAAATGAGCCGCAAAAAATCCAAGCGTAAATCAATTACCTTGGTTCGTCGAGTCGATTGATAAAATAGTCTGCTATTCGTTGCATGCCAGCTCGGTCTGGATGACTCTGTTGACCAGTCAACGACAGCATGTCGAAATTTGAAAAATTCAATATGTTTGTATCGGCAGCAAGCCATTGATAAAACGGATCGTCGATGGTTAATTGACTTCTAAAGCCTGCCGGACCGGCATAAATCAAATATCGAATGTTGTTTAGTTTAAAAAACGAAACAAGCCCTACCAGTCTGGAAAATAATTCTGCATCGATTGCATTGGATTTTTGCAGTACAGTATGAATTTTTGCATATTGTTTTACTTCATTGGGCCAATTTTCATCGTCGCCGGGTTTGAGGGATTCAAACGTGTCCCTTGCCGGAACAAAGCTGAGGCCGGTGTTGATTTCCCCATATTTCCACCTGTTGTGCTCATCAGGAGTTCCAGCATATTCGAATCTTTCCTTAAACGTCAATTGGATCATGGCAACAATTGGTTCGTTGTGTGTCAAAAGATCAATACAGTCCCGTATGGCACATCGAATAATTTTACTATTACACGACCCAGGCACAGCTCGGTCAATCACAGTCCAATCAAAGTGTTTGCCAACTAGCAACGGATATCGATGCCATCTTGGCAAATCCCAATTGGCTGTAAAACTGCATCCGTTGCTGTATAAAATTGTCATTGGTTGATTAAATTCATATGTAGTGCCACCAGGGCTGCATACCCGACAGCATGTGCCTTTTTGAAGCAGTATCCCTTACTGACATCGCCATCCCACACCGACTCAAATACAATATCCCAGGGCTGGCCTTGTAGATGTGCTTTGCCCGGACGGATTATGGAAATAAATGCTGCCATTCTAGGAATCGAATCAGGCTGCATATCTTTCAATAGTTGAGTATAGTTGCCCACATGCACCAGCTGGGCCGACCACTTGGGATCCAGCCACAATCTACTCCAAGGCGGCTCCAGATTCAACACGGCCTGATAATGGGCAGGATCACGAATCAGTTGATATACACTCATGTTCAACAAGTCAATCTTGAAGTAACCGTGAGATTCTGCTGTTTGATAGTCAATGGCAGCACAGCCCAGCACCGGATCCTGTGGTATGTTGGTCACATACACACCAGAATTGTGCCGACGCGGTTGATCATTCACCGTGTGTCGTGCTGGCACATGCTGTATCAATCGCAGCACTTGATCTCGATCAGCCAAGTCGATGTCAATGTCAGCACTCATTACCAACCTGCTTTCCTCAAGATATCTCGGGCATATTCAGTGTCGGCCTGATAGTCACGGAATCGTTTTTGCCATACATCAGCATCGATATAGGGCCAGATTGCAGTGATCAAGTCCGGTGTTAAATTGCCCAGGAATTCTTGCCCAGACGTGGAATTGTAAATGGCCCAGGCGCTGATTCTACCTGCTGTGATGGCATGACAGATCACATTGACGTTGCCATACCTCAAGCAATCCTGTGCCGGACTGCCGGTGGTTTCTTGCCAAGAGATACCAAACTCCATGGCTCGAGCAAGAGCATCATCCACAGATTCGGTTTTCAGATATTCCACTAGATACTCTGTATATACGGAGTCACGACACCAGTGATCGATTTTTTTGTTTTTCTTCAGCGCCCACTCAACGAATTGTGCAGGATTTACAGCACGAATGTCTACACAGTAGCGACCAAATCGCACAAATGCTCGGTAATAAGGACTGTCAACAAAGTCGTCGAATGTTTTCAGTCGGGCCGAGCCTTGTGTTAGTTCGTAGAATTTGATGTAGGCATGAAACCCTAGGCGCACGCCGGGCTCGTCTCGTTCTTGCCTGCGACGGCGAGACTCGCAACTATGCACTGCTAGGCTGGTTTCTCGGATAAAATCTTTTTGACAATACTGACAGGTATAGGTCATTTTGTTGTGTCTTGCCCGGCAGCCTTCAAGTATTCATCGATGTCTTTTTTGGTATTGATTTGAGCCAGTAAATCTAGTTCGTCGTCCTTGAGATGCGGATAAAGTTCCGCCAACTGTTTGCGAATTCCCGAAGCGCCTGATTCTTTTTTCTTGGGAGCAATCCACTGATGTCGCTGAGTACCCAATCCTGGGCTCACCGTAGTGGCACACAGCCATTGTAGTTTTGGGTGCCGGTTGATATTAAAGAACTGTTTATTAAGACGTTCGTTGGTAGCGATCAAATAAAATTCTTGCAGGTCTCGACTGCCTTGCACACTTGAGCCATATCTGATCATCAAGAAGTTACTGAACTTTTTCTTCTCTTCGGGTGTGAGTTCATCATAGAACCTTCGATCCTTGCGATCAAACTGTGCCATTTCGTTACTGATACTGAGTTTATCCATCACCACGCTAGATTATAATTTACCACTTCACAGTTGCGACTGATGTCTTTGACAAAATACACACACTCGGGTTCATCACCCTCGTTGATCGGCACACACAACATTTGCCCATTTTTAAGTTTAGGACTATACCAAGTAACTTCTTGATATATGTCAACAATTTCGATATCAGGAAAGCTGGGGCGAAAGCTGCTCAACGGATTAAATTGAAATGCTTTAAACCCACGATCATTTGCGCTGGTCAAGGGCAACATTTCAAGATCACCGACATCGGGTTCACCTATTAGGATTTGCCAATCTACCGGCATACGAATACGATTTCCGCCAATGTGTAGTACCAAGGCGGGAGCAGTAAAACTTTCTAAAAAGATCAACGGAATATAATGATAGTCAGGATCTTTGGGATCGCTGTTGTCAAAAACAGCAAAGTGCATGTCATCTACATCTTCAGGTAGATGATCCAAATCAAATGGTCGATTGTCCAAGGTCAAGATTCGCAGAATATTCTCCTTAAAGTATGAATAAAAATGTCAATTGCGATGCCGCCAACATCCACTGACTCTGGTGCCACACGAGAACAATCAGCAAATGTATTTACAAAGCGAGTATTTGAACTAGTATAGCATCATCAATCGAGCATGGTCAAGAGAATTATCAAAAGAAATTTATACCGAATCTCATCAATCCAAAAAATTTAGGCAGGCAATAAAGCAAGTTGCAATTGTCGGTATGAAGACGACTGTAAAACTATCTCCATTCCAGTTTCTCTTGTGTGAAGGGGTAGTTGGCCTCTTTATAGAAAGTTTTTCTTTTAGTTAAATGCCGTTTGGCAAATTTACAAGTGCTGGTTACATCCCAGATCTGCACATAGTCCTTGTCTTCAGCCTTGCGGATACCACGTCCTATGCTCTGTATCACTCGCACAAAGCTCTTGCCGGGCTCCACAAGAACCAAATTAAAAATCCTAGGTATATTGATACCCACCGCAGCCACACCATATGTGGCCACAATGATCTTGCCGGTGCTTTCGGCAACTTCGTCATATTCATCTTGTCTCGCCCGGGCTTTGGTTGCGCCCGACACCATAACTGCACGGTCACCCAAGCGTTCTATCAATCCTTGTCCAGCTGCAATACGATCTACCAGCACCAAGGTATTGCCAGTTTCGTTGACTCGCTTGATCAAATCAGCAATTCGATCTAATCGGTCGGGTTCTTCCAATAGGAACTTTAGTTCACTTTGGTAGTTGGTAAACTCAGCATGGTCAACCAATTGAACAATGTTCACGTGACACTGCGCCAATACACCTTGGCTTTGTAATTCACTGGCAGTGAGACGACCAATCACTGGACCAAGACTGCATTTCAATGCTTGCGATTCAAATGGTTCTTTGGGTATGGTTCCTGTGAGTCCCCAACGAATGGGTATACGACTCATTACCCCGGTCAGTAGACTCTTGAGTGCGTCGGCTTTGGCCATATGAACTTCGTCAACAATCACACACACCACATCTTCCAAGAACTCGCCTATGGTAACATCGCCCACTGAGTTCTTGGTATTCTTTAACAGCACATTTAAACTTTGCCATGTGCAGATAGTGTGTTTTCTTCCCCACTCTTTGCGATCACCAAAATAAACACCTACATCCTGTTGCATATTGATGTAGTCTCGTTCTGTTTGAGTTACAAGACTCTTGTTGGGCACAATCACCACTGTGCGACCATATGGCGCTACCGCATTACTCAATGCAGCAGTGATAACAGTCTTGCCAGCACCTGTGGCAATCTCCTGTATGCATTGTGGGTCTGCCAAAAAATTGTTGATAATTTCCACTTGATAGTCACGCAACACCATTGGTTCACCTTCCATTGGGTGACCCTTGGGCCATGTAATATGATTGAATGACTGTTCTGTTACCGGTTCGAACTCAAATGTAGTCGAGTAGTCTCGACGGTCATTCAGTTCAATATCATAATTGAACTTTTCTAGGATAGGAACAATTTCTGGCAACAGGTTCACATAAGTGCTGCCGCCCAGTTGGAAATAGCTGACCTTGCCATCCCAACGTCCAAGTCTTACCGCTGGAAGATAACGTGCTCCTGGCACATCATACTTGAAAGCATTGACCAATGCACGACGAGCATCAAGTTCAAGTCCTTCTATCTTGATATTGACTTCATCTCGTATGATAATTGTGGCTGTTCTCATTTTATATAAACTCTGCTAACACGCTGTCGTTGCTGTATTTCTGCAAGCAATTGTTCTCGTGGCATGGTTTCAACAAGTTCTGCTACTGGAAATCTCAATGGTAACATGCGAGGATCTTGAAAGGTTGTATATCCATGTTCAAAGAAAAAATCTTGATGCTGGTTGTAGTAGGTCTGCATTCTAACTAATTTTTCTGCAACATACGCTACAGTATCTTCGTAGAACCGAACATTAAAGTCTGCAGAATAATGATTGAATGGCTTGAATGCATTATCACTAATGTAGTTATCATTATCTTGTGTTAGATCTTCTAAAGTCTTACCTATTTCGGCATAGTTGGCACACACACTACCAAATTTTGGATTGAGAGTTCCGCATTGGTGCATGACATCAACTGATAAAGTTTTTGTTTTGGGTAAGCCATACCATGTGCATACAAACCTGGGTCTATTACCAAGAATTACAGATTCACAACGATGCACATCCACATTTAAATCTGCAAGATGTTTACGAATTTTTTGTGGAACCGAGCCATAGACCGGGTGCGATGGACATTCGTCCAGTAACCCATGATACCTTTCAAATATACTGTGCAAATAATTGAGTGTGTCTTGATCTCTCACTGACTCTATGCTTTTTTCTATAATAGGATTCCATTTGTTTATTTCAGCACAGGTCAATTGTATTCGTGCCAGTGCTTTATTTTCTGCTGCCTGTTGAGACTCGAATCCATAAAATCTACAAGGATCATCCAATGGATACTGATCGCGCATAGACATTCGTTCCAACCAAAGCTTAGTCAAAGGATTGTCTAATATTTTAAATTGCAGATTAAGATCAATTAACTCAATATTCAAAATCATATTTTATTATATGACATACAAACAATAAAGTCAAAAAAACAGGCACCTAAGTGCCTGTTGTAAATGAACTGTGAGTCATAGTTCAGGAGCTACCATATTAACTATTCTTCATACAGGTGCTGATGGCCAGAGCTCTCCAGTTATCAACCGACACTTTGGTCAAGTCTGCAATCTTTAGTGCCATGCGCAGACTCATTTCACGCAGTCGATCTTGGTTGGTGTTCATGAACTCGATGATCTCATTGCCCTGCTCCGGTGTAAAATCGTAGTCTGCAAACAGTTCGCCTTTGAGGTAAATCTGTTTGATACGCAAGAAACGATCACGCATGGTGTTGAGTGTAAGATCCAAGAAGTGGCAACGACTCTGTAAAGCTTCCAAATGATCTTGCAACTTCTTGCTCTTGAGATTTTGAAACTGCAAATTGGTGATAAAAATGCACGAACCTTTGAAGTCAAACATGTCCGGAACACCCTCTCTGCGCAACATGGCACTGTCGCTGTTCCAGTAGATTCTACGCTTCCTGCCCGAATCCAAGGCTGCTTTTAAAATATTCAAACTCAAGTCGTCCTGGAACACCGAGTCACAGTCGTCGAACACCAGGACGTTGTTCCGGTCTGAATGTTTATACAAGGTACAATAGAGACCAATAGGAGTCATGGCACCCTTGATAATTTCATACTTGGCCCGGCGGCCACTCAGCTGATCAAACAGGCCCGAATGTTCTAGCTGTTTTTCCACACCGTGGCTTTTGCCCACACCCGGGGGGCCAACCACAATCATTGCCCGGACGTCACCGGCAATGGTGGCCTTGGTCATCTGATCCAGGATGTCAAATCGTTCACCAATTCGAGCAATGACTTCTTCGTCGGTCTCCGCCGGCGCTGTTGCTCGAGCAGATGTTTTGACAACCGGTTCTGTTGCTGCCGTTCCTGCAGTGAACTCTACATTTTCGATCGAATCCACCCTGATACGAACTACATCTGGTGTATCCTCACCAAAGTAACCGTCGGCATTCACTGTCACATAGCCTCCCTTGGCTCCGGTTTGATAACCTTTAACCAGAGCAAACGTCACATTGTTTACGGGTTGATTACGATAACTACCATGTTTCACAAGAATTGAAGACACGTTTCGGCTCCTAGTCTAGGTTGTTGATACGAGTATATTATACGAAAATGGCCGTTTTTGGTCAACTGTTATCGTGACTGTTTTTGTGCTTGGGTCGACGCTGATAGTGAGTTTTTGGCTCAACTCGCTTGGGCCGGAACGGAGTGTTGCAGGAAAACAACACCCAGTGCGCACGAGTTTTGCGTAGATTTTTCTGTTTCATAATAGAGCAATTATAGCCGAATGAACATTTTGGGTCAACCATAAAAAACCCGCCACGTGGCGGGTTTTTAGTAGATTAGTGTTTACTAACCAATACAATGTTTGTTAATCTTCGGCGCCAGGAACAGATATAACGAGATCGTGTTCCAGTGTTGAACCTGGATTTACTACATAATGCCATGTTCCCAGGCCCAATGATCTGTCAGCAGTTTGTATGACACCATCAATGGTCACATTGATGCGAGGATCTTTTACACCATTGTCGTCATCGACAGCAACATCAACATAGTCATCGGGGCCGGTACTGAATACAATTGCCCCCATCTCCAATTCACTGTAATTGGCCACAATTTGTCCAAATTCCACTGCACTGCCTTCAACAGAAACCGCCATGTGCTTGGTTCCAACAAAATCCAATGGGACATCAAATGCGAACAAAGTTGGTGCTGTTTGTTCACCATCGTTGTCGTCGGTGGCAGGCACCAGATCAACTGAGTCAGAGAAAACTGTGACTCCTTCCAGCACGGCAGTTATTTTAGCAGTGCCAGATCCCCAACCCAGTAGTTTTATATTCCTGTTTATCATTTCAATCCCTCGATAGGTTATATTTAGCCAATGATTGCGTTCGATATTTTTTCAACGCTGGTATCATCATACGGTATTTCTACAATTTTCAATAAGAAATTAGTTTCATTGCACCACTGGTGCCAGCTGCAACAATCAACATATATTTATGTGAATCAAACCTGCCCAATGGTTTTTGCTGATTTTTCATCAATGATAATTTTCATGTGAATATTTATACCTACCAGACAGCCATGCTCAATAAACTATGATCAATCCAAGGCACAATCAAATCCTGTTGTCTTAGGTAATTGTAAGCAAAAATGCTTTTCTCAGCAGATTCGGGCAAGAGTTTAAGTTCCGATAATGTATGCCAACTGGTATTGCGGGGATCCTGAGGGGCCTGATTGCTGCGATAAACTATGGCATGAATCCAAGGTTCTGATAACGATTGTTTAAAAAACCCAGCGCCGCAGTCCCAGCCGGCTGTGGCCAGCATGTACATAAGACTAACCATGGTATAATGATAGTAGCATCCGCTGGGCAACGCATAAGAAAGTTGTCGACGATGTATTTGTTGTGTCACAGGCACTGTCAATGACAGCATGCCTCCCGGACTGGCAATGTGCCACCAATTGCTCAAAGTCTGTAGTGGGTGTACAGCATACTGAAATGCATCATGACACCACAACACATCAAACCCGCCATCAACAGCAGTTATTGGGTCTTCAAAATTACCCGGTCGATATGAAATATTTTTATATTTGTCAGCAGCTGGTAATTTTTCATATAGATCGATACCGTAACATTCGATGTTCAATGGTTCGGCCTCGTCGTCACGGGTGGTTCGTGTAGCCCACCATACCAAGTCATCGCCTGACCCGCAACCAAGGTCGACCACAGTGCGTAAACTCAGCATAAAATCGTCGTAATTAAATAACTGATTTAGTGTTTCAAGACTGTGTTGATGGCTATCGCCTGGGTGTGCAAATGTCATAATTGAACGTCCTCCATACCAGCGGCTCGTAGTCTTACCACATGGCCCAGCATAAAATTTTTACTTTCCATTCCTTTGAGTATGCCCAAATATCGATTGCGCAGCAGTGCTACTTCATTGATCAAGGTTTCGAATTCGATCACTTCGTCTTCTCCATCGACATATTTTTCGGCATCGCGGCTGGTTAGCGCACGAGCATAGCCTTCGAGATATTTTTGAAAATGTTGCCGACGTATTTTACGCAATCGAATGTTGAGATAATTCAATACCGCTTCAATTTCCTGCAACTGATTAAATCTATGTTCGGTAATACCCGGAAGAGCTGTGATATTTTTTTCAATCAATCCACCTACTCGACAGTCGCGTTTGGCTTCATCTAATTCTTGTTCGTAGTAGCTAATGAAATCAGGTATATTGCTCAGATCAGCTACAACTTTACTATACCACACGTTCTAACTCCTTTACCAACCAAGGAAAAGTCTTTTGCCAATTTAAATTGTGACGGCGGTCAATTTCGTCCAGTGTCACTGTCAGTTGATTGATTTTTTTCTGGTCTTTGGATTTAGAACGTAACCGAGACTGAATACCTTGCATGTGTTTTCTAGCTTTTTTTTGTTGCCATGTATAGGTCGTCATATTATCAAGTATTGTTTTAAAACCATTATCAGTCATTAATAATCATCATTATCGTCGTAGTCATTGACTTCGTTAAAATCTTCCTCGACTGTGTCGAGATCCTCTAGATCGCTAAGGTAACTGATCAATGCTTTTTTAACTTCCCTATCACCTTTAAAAACTGCCTTGATTTCATCCGGGCCAATATCGTTGTCAATCAATATCGATACAAATGATTCTGCCGCATCATTATAGTCTACAATGTTGACGTACCTTTTAAGTTCAGACCAAATTTCGTTTGCCAATTCAACTGTCATGATTACTCCTCCGTTGTTATTTCGTCAATTGCTGTTGTTTCTTTTTGATTTTTAAAATCCAACATTACTCGATCCAGGCACCCATCTTCGTTATTTTCCCACGCCTTGCGAAACTGTTTGATAATTTCGCCATCGCTGGTCACAAACATCAGTCGATTACCATCTTTCTTCAATAGACCTTTTTTCTCAGCCAAGTCTGTCAGACCCGAATAGGGATTCATGCCGGTTTCATAGGGAATCTTGACCTGCATACCTTCAAAAGGTTTTGCATAACGAGTCTTCATAACTTTACAACCGGCACGAATACCCATGACTTCCGAGACCTTGTTGCCGTCCTCGTCTTCTTTGAGTTTCATTTTCTTCATGGCCACCACAATACTGGAAGCATAGATAAAGCCCTGACCGCCTGAAATCTTGTCGTCTGGATCGAACATGTCCTGGCTGGCATAGGTGTGATTGGTACAAACCATGCCCACATTGTAGCTGCCAAACATGTTGACACAGTTGCGAACCAATGCAGTCAATGCCTTGGGTTTACGGCCCATGTCGCCTTTTAAATCGCCTGATTCAAATTGATTCATGTCAGTTGGGGTCAGCAGCATGCCCAAACTGTCAATGACAAACAGAACTTTCATACGCTCACCATTGGGCAAGGTCTTGTAGTCAGTCATGAATGTCGAAATGGTTTTAGCCACATCATCAATCATGGCCATGTTGAGTTTGAGCAATTTGTCCTCGCCGGTGTCGACCCCCAGGGCATGCAACCATGCTTCGTCCAGCGCATTTTCTGTGTCAATCAAAATAACAAAGATGCCTTGCTGTTGTGCGTTCTTGACAATGTTGCCGGAACAAATGTAACTCTTGCCCGCGCCCGACTCGCCGGCAAACACGGTGACCTTGCCCAGAGGAATGCCTCGGTTAAAGTCGCCCGAAATAAGATAATTTAAAGCATAGTTGCCTGTTGAGATCCAATCAGTAGGGTCGTTGAACCCAATCGACAATCCGTCGATGCTCTTGGTAATGTCTCTACGGAACTTGCTGACGTCAAACGGTTTTGTCATAATTATTTTCCTTCTTTAAGTTTGTATAATTCTGTAAAAATCTTGCTGCTGTCTACTCCGCGCCGGCGGTCCATTATTGCCAATTGTTGAAACGAATTTGACAAACTCCGATCAACCGGTTGTGCAATATAGTGCAACATGTTACGATAGCTGTCCTCGAGCAGATACTTGGGATTCTCGTCAATTCGCGATTGTAATTTCAATGTCAACAAGTTTAACACAGCATCCGGTAAATGTCTAATATTTAGGTAATCAGGAGTCAGTAGCGCCCCAATAACAAAACTGTTGTTATGAAATCCTAGGCCTTTTAGATAATCTACACAATCAAATACGCTGTCATAGTTCAACAAAAACCACAACATATTGAAACTTATCTTATGGTCAAGTTGTCTAATGGTGTTTAAATTATCTAGAAAGTCAGACCACCGGCCACCAAAACGTATGTATTCAAATTCATCTCCGACAGATTCTACACTCACTGTCCAATGAACATTTTTAAAACCACACACTGCGTCAAATACTCCAGTGTCAACCTTGCTGAGATTGGTGTTGATCCTGAGATTAATGTCAGGATTTAATTCTTTGAGCAGTTCTAAATTCTCTTTCATCAACAAAGGTTCACCACCGGCTAGATACACATGTTTGAGATTTTTGGCATGTTGATAAATGAATCGTTTAAAGTCAGCCAACTGTTGGTGGGATGGGGTTGCTGTTTTGACGCCCAATTCATCGGCCCATTTGCTGCTGAAACTGGGACCACAGTACACACAGGCAAGATTACACAAGTTGGTCCAACGAACATCAATGGCCTGTAGATCAAAGTTGTTAGGCCTATAGGTATCCAGTGGAGTGTGTTTGAATTCTCGTATATAGAAAATTCTGTCACTGATGATATCAAATCCCTGTTTGCCACGTTCTAGATCATAGCAAGTGTGACAGCCGGCAGCTGGCTGGTTGTTCGTTATGTTGATTTGCTTGCTTATGTTCTTGGAACCTAATAGGATTTCTTCAATGGGTGTGTCTTTGATATTGCCTAATTGTCCAGTCCGAGGGTCAGTACGAATACAATTTTTGACCGATCCGTCAAAGTTGAACATTAGCCCGGTCCAGGGCATGGGGCAAAAATATTGATTTGTCAGAATATCTTTTGGATTCATTTATGCAACGGCCCTAGAGATATGTCCGGAATAACCAATCCATTTGATTCGGCCATCCTAAATAAACTGACCAAAGTTTTTGCCCAGTTGTCGACATTGGCAGCGGGCGGAACCGTTTGTCCGGGCTGTGTTGCAATGTAGCCGGGACGAACAATAGTGATAGAAATACCAAGTCGTTGATACCTTAGCTGTTTTACCATTTCTTCCAGAGCAATTTTTTGTTGATGATAAGCCAACATATCTAAACCCGGCAGCACAGAGACAGGATCCTGTGTCATTATTGTACTGATCACAACGATTTGTTTTCTTGTGCCGGTCCAGCGACGGGCCATTTCAAACAGCAATTCGGTTTGTGCGTATCCTACCTGGGCATTGTTGACAAACATGTCGCAGGGTTCAATTTGATCGCAAATCTTGGATATATTGCGAATGTTGTTGCCTTCACGTTTACTCAACCCGACCACTTCGTGCCCGCCGAGTAGATATTCTTCTGTCAATGCCCGACCTATTCCAGCTGTGTGTCCAGTGACTGCTATTTTCATCTGATTCCTCTAAGTTGTTTTTGTTTTGCTATATATGCAGCTCTAGACGCTGCGTCTGTATTATCAACACTTAACTCAAAGGGCAATTTTAAATAGGCATAACTGTGATCAATATTGTGTTCTCGAGCAAATTGTTGAATGTTAGGCAAATCTTCTATATTCAATATGCTGACTGTGGTCCATAAATTTAGAGACACTGGCATTGTTTTGTATGCCATTAAGTTATCATAAAAATCCTGCCACGGTATAGGCCAACGCACAAAATCATGAACCGCACCAATACCATCGCAACTCACTGTGACAGTGACTTCAATGCCACGATTGGCAATATCAACCAGCTCAGTCAATACCGTGCTACAATTTGTGTTGAGCCGTAAAGTTTTGAGATTTGGTGGCAGGTTGGCTAAAATTTTCTTATAGTTCTTACTGTAACTGGGTTCGCCGCCGTTGATGTCTAAATGAACAATTCTCTCTTGTGGTAATTGCCAAAATCGATCAAGATTGTTGACCACCGGAAATACTCGACCTTGTAAACTGCCTATCCTGGTGCTCAAGTTTTCGTTACAGGTCTGGCAAGCAGCATTACACAAATTGTCCAATACACCCCCCACTTGTAAATAATCTGTCTGCGTGGTTCGGTTATGTAATTTTGTAGCGTAAACTCGAATGCTGTTGGGTTCTGTTTCTTGACATCGACTGCACTCAGCAGGCCATTCATTGTTGCTGATTTTTTCTTTGGCCTCAGACTTCCATTGACTGGCCTCCATTTCATCCAACGTGGCAAATT